TGCAACGATTGCTATTGACGGCGGTTTGATCCCGTCTATGCGTGCTAAACGATCACCGCTTTTGAGCGCGTGGTCTACTTCTGGCACAGAAGCCAGTACAGCGTTTTTGCGCTGGCGAGAACAGGGTTTACGGTCAATAGACAAGGGTGAAGCAACCTCGCTTTACATGGCTGAATGGTCACCGCCGCCAGATCTAGATCCAAATACTCCTGCCGCATGGTGCTACGCAAACCCTGCTCTAGGTCATGGCACTATTGAGATGGCAACTATTCAAGCCGAATCGGAGAACCCTGATCGAGCGCAATTCTTGCGCGCCTCAGTAAACCTGTGGGTAGCCAGCGACAAAGGTTGGATCTCTTCGGGCATATGGCCTGCTCTTAAACATGACGGTGACATACCGTTAACAAACTCGGTGATCGCGATAGAAACTTCTATGGATGATGCACGATATTTTGGTGTTCGTGCAGTGCAATTACCTGACCGCAAAACGGCTGTCAAAGTTGAGTTTGTTTGCGACAGTTTTGTCCAGGTGATGTTGGAAGTTGATCGACTGGCTACAGATCCGACAGTGAAGTTTGCGATCACGCCTTCAATAGACATTCATTGGCCTGTCAGATTAGAGCCACGCCGAACCATTGTCGGCTACGGAGAGATCTTAAAGTACACGCCAACAGTCAGAAACATGATTAACGAAAAGCGTTTAGTTCACGATGGATCGGCTCAACTTGCCGAACATATCCAGCGCGCAGTCGCAGTCAGATCACAAGGATCTATCGCATTGTCCAGTCAGCGCTCACCGGGGCCGATCGAGTTGGCACGCTGTACGGTGTGGGCTGCAGCTCTAGCGTCACGGTCGCAAATTATAGGGAAACCCGTTATCGCTTTCTCACGGTAACTAGGATCACTTTGGCACTCTCCTACTTGCTTGTCTATCGTCGGGATACCGCTTGTCGACTAGGGGAGTGCCACCAATAAACCGCTTTCTTGTGGCACACTCTTACCATGGCATTATTCAATCGAGTCACTAAAGCCGCTATCTCGCCTCAAGAGACCGAGCATCCTTCCATAAAGGCTGCTGCTGGGGGAATGTATTACGCAGGTAACGCAGCAGGTGAAGCCTCAATCGGAAATTATTACTCATACATCTCGGGCGACGCACGCAACAGAGCAATGGGTGTCAGCACTATCTCAAGGTCACGAGATCTGCTGGCATCTGTTGTCGCCTGCACACCATTAGAGATGTACCAAATGCGTTGGAATGACATAACAAAAGACGAAGAAGAAATCGAGATTGCGCCTCGTCCATGGTTAAAACAACCTGACCCACAACTTACATATTCAGCGTTTATGGCGTGGCTGTTTGATGACTTGTTTTTCTTTGGTCGTGCTTTCCTCTGGATTAGTAGCAGGCATAGCGATGGAACAGCTGCGTCCTATAGCCGTCTCCCAGCCGCGATGGTGAACACACTCGACATGACCGGCCCTGTCTTTGCTTACGGAACATCAAAACAAATCTTCTTTCAAGGCGCACAAATCCCTACAGAAGATGTTGTGCAATTCATCTCACCTATTCAAGGAATCTTGTATCAGTCACCACAAATCGTTGCAACATCTTTGGCGCTTGAGCAGGCGCGTCTACGCAACGCAACCTCAAGTATCCCTGCTGGAATATTAAAACAAACATCAGGCGAACCACTTGACGCAGCAGGTCTTGCAGAATTGGCTAGCAGTTTTAACGCAGCGCGCATGAGCAACCAAACAGCAGCACTTAACCAATATGTCGATTGGCAACCATCAGGTACAGACCCATCCAAAATGTTGTTGTCCGAGGCTGCAGACTTTCAAGCAAAAGAAGCTGCACGACTTTGCAATGTGCCATTCTTCTTGGCAGGTCTAGACATTGGTTCATATTCGTACACAAGTAATCAAGGAGCACGCGAAGATCTTTATGTGTTCGGCGCACGCGCCTACATGAATTGCATTGCAGAAACTTTTTCAATGCAACTTCCAAAAGATATTTGCGTCAGGTTCGACATCGACGATTACCTATCAGAGATTCTTGAAACCGAAGAAGATGACATGGACGAAATGCCAATGACACCAAACCAAGTACCACAAGGAGTAATGCAATGATCAAACTAATTTCAACAGATCTCACACTCGACGCATCAGCACCAATCGAAGGCGCTGCACCAAAGCGTTCTGTCTCTGGAGTTGCTGTGCCTTACGGCGTAGCGGCAACAGTTTCAGACGGTACTAAAGTTATCTTTGAGCCGGGGTCGCTTTCCGCTGAAGGCAAGTCGCCAAAGTTGTACATGAACCACGACTCGTCACAAGCCGTTGGCATTGTGTCCGAGCGCGTAGACACGCCACAGGGCATGATGTTTACAGCCAAAATCAGCAAGACCGCAGCAGGAGATGAAGCCATGGTCTTGGCTATGGACGGCGTAATTGACTCGGTTTCTGTGGGCGTAAACCCAACAAAGTTCAAGATGATGCAAGACGGAACAATGCTTGTACAAGCAGCTGACTGGCTTGAATTGTCGTTGGTGACAGGCCGTCCAGCGTTTGCAGATGCGATCATTACACAGGTCGCGGCATCAGGCGATGAGAGTATCCACCACGAAGAACTAAATACAGACAATAATGAAATCCAAGAACCTACACAGGAGAAACCAGTCATGTCCGAAGCAACACCAGTAGAGGCAATCATTCCAACTTCACCAGTCGTTTTTGCAGAAGCAAAACGCGAGTTTCGTATGCCGTCAGCAGGAGAATATCTCGCTGCAATGCACATTGGCGGAGACACATTTCGCAAAGTAAACGCCGCTTTCCGTGACGCAGCTCGACGCGATCAGTCAGCAATTGAAGCTGTATCACAAGACTTGACTTCCGATACACCGGGTCTTTTGCCAGTTCCAGTTCTTGGGCCAGTGTTCCAAAACTACAACTTTATTCGTCCAACAGTTTCCGCGTTCGGTACTCGCGCAATGCCACAAGGTAGCGGCATCTCGTTTACTCGTCCGTCAATTACACAGCACACGGCAGCAGGAACACAGTCGACACAAGGTACAGCTGTTACATCGCAGACAATGACCTTGTCCGCAAATACGGTTACTCGTAGCACGGTCGCAGGTTCAATTCAGATCGCGCAACAAACAATGGACTTTACAGATCCAGCCGCAATGAACATCATCTTGAATGACCTTGCTGGTCAGTACCTCAAGCAAACCGATGACATTGCGGTTGATTACCTTGTTGCACAAAAGCAATCATCGGGTTCAACTTGGACTGTCACCGCTGGCGATCCGTCAAGTTTGATGACCGCTATTTACACTTGCGCGGTAAACATTTCAACAAACACAAACTTGTTCCCTACTCACATGGTTGTTGACCCGTCGACTTGGAAAAGTTTGGGGTCACAGCTCGATTCGTCAAAAAGACCTTTATTTCCGGCCATTGGCGCACCGGGCCTTATTGGTCAAAACACGCTTGGCGCTGGAGATGCAACTTCATGGTCAGGTATGAACCCATTGGGTCTTGAATTGATTGTGGACGGCAATGCAGCAAGCGGCACAATGCTTATCGTCCACGCGCCAGCCGTAGAGTTCTACGAAGCACAACAAGGTATGCGTTCAGTAGATGTACCTGACCTGTTGGCTCGAACATTCAGCTACTACGGTTACTTTGCAACTTTTGTGCAAGACGGCCCAACTAGTGCTGCTGGTAGCCAGTTCATTCAGTCGATCACCGTCGCCTAGTCGAAAGGCGGCTTTACCGCCATGACGCAAACATACAATGTCAGCGCAAAGCAACTGACATCTAACTACGCCGTATTACGAACATTAGAACCAAACAATTTCGTAGTCGGTCAGTCGATGACAGTTGCTTCTGTTGCGTCACCGTTTAACGGCACATTCCAGATTCTTGATATACCCGAGTATTACTTTCTTGGGATTAATGGAACTACTGGCGCACCATATTTCGATACTACTCGACCTATAGAAAACCAAGTTTTGTATGCTTGCACAGGTACAGATGTTGAATGGGTTGTTATCAATGTTGGAACTATCGCATACTCACAAGTTTGTAGTTGGGTTACAGCTGCAGACATTGAAGCATGGTTAGGAATTGCAGTAGCAACCGTTGCTGACGAAACTTTTATTACTCAATGCGCGTCAGCTGCCAACCAGTTCATTTACCGTCGGCGACAAGAAGCATCCTATTTTGATTCGCTTACGACTAGCCCATCTGGCGATGTCACTTTGGGAACGATTATGTACGGTGGCGCTTTATACCGTCAGCGCGGCTCAATAGATCAGTTTGCATCGTTTACCGAAATGGGTCAAGCGCCTGTCACAGGCCTATCGCCGATCATTATGCAGCTTTGCGGTCTGAACCGTCCAGCGGTTGCCTGATGGCTGTTGCCGCTTACACCGACCTCTTTAACGAGGCTATAGACGATCTCACAGCCACCCTAAACGCCGTTACAGGGCTTACCGTAGTAAACGACCCCAGGAACATTGTGCCGGGTACAAACTCGTGTCTGTTGGGCGCACCTTCGTTTACAGCATGGAACTATAACATTGTAAAAATGGTGTTCCCAGTCCAACTCATCTCCACAGGCCCATCCAATCTGGACGCGCTTCGATCATTGCTTTCAACCGCAGCTCTGCTACTCGGCGCAAAAGTTGCAATTACTGACGGCAACCCAATCACCTTAGAGATCGGCGGCGCAAACTATCCTGCCTATGAACTCTCCATATCACTACAGGCACAAACCGCATGAAACTAATAATTAACTCACCAAGACTTGGCACAGTAGGCGCAGAGTTTACGCCTAGCGAAGGCATCAACATTGAAGCCCTGATCGAGGGCGGCTTTCTTGTATCCACAACAGAGCCAAAGAAATCATCTAAAGTCAAATCAGAACCTATCGAGGAGTAATCATCATGGCTACTAGCACCTACCTATCTAACCCAGTCGTCACCGTCAACTCAGTGGACTTGTCGGATCAATGTACCGCAGCTACTTTTACCAAGACGCTTGAGTCGCTTGAGTCAACCGCTTTCGGTAATGCTGCTCGTTACTATGTTGCAGGTTTGCAAGCCAACGAAGTTACTTTAACTTTTTACAACAGTTTTGCTGCAACAGAAACTTATGCAACATTGTCTACATTGGTTGGAACGCAAACAACAGTTACCGTGAAACCGACAACAGGTACTACCTCTGCAACTTTGCCATTGTTCACTTTGGCAAATTGCTATTTGGAGTCCTTACCAATTATCAACGCGTCCTTGGGAGAGCTAGATACCATAGATATAACTTTTTCTGGCGGATTGTATTCAGTTGCAACCTCATAATTAACGGCCTACCTTGGCCCGACGAAAGGTAAACCATGAAACTTAAATTACGAGTAGACACAAAAGACGGCACAGGCGAACGCACATTCTTTACAAACCTGTTTGTAATCGCTGAATGGGAACGCATCGAAGGACGCAAAATCTCAGACGGACGCGGCATCGGCGTATCAGACATGGCGTGCTGGGCGCACATCCTTTGCAAACTTGCTGGCGATCCAGTACCTGTTTCTTGGCAAGATTGGCTTAAAGCTCATCCTGATGTAGACATTGACATTGAGGACGCAACAAACCCAAACCCTACACAAGGGGTCACTACCGACTCCAACTAGCGCAACTGCTAGCGGCGACAGGTTACTGGCCCCCAGATATCCCCTTTGACACGCGAGACTTAACCACAGTGATTACAGTCTTAAACAAAGCGAACAAAGGCAAATAATGAGCGTTTCAGTATCCACCGAGGTTTACGGCATCAAGGACGCAATTAAAGAACTAAAAAAAATTGACCCTGAATACCGCAAACAATTAAACAAAGATGCTAAAGCAATCGCGCAACCTGTCACCGACGCAGCCAAAAGCGCGTACCCGGTGCAATTCTTGTCTGGCATGAAATACGGTTGGGCGCAAAAAGGTCGAGTGAAGTTTCCATACGATCAAGGGCGCGCACAAAAAGGCGTGCAAGTCAAAGTTGATACATCAAGAAAGAATCAAGGCACAATCGTTATTACACAGAAAGATCCTGCCGCAGCTCTTATTGACATGGCAGGCAAAAAGGGTGGATCTAACGCTCGCGGTGTAGCAATGATTAGCAACTTGCAAACAAAGTTCGGTTCGCCATCGCGCATTATGTGGCCTGCATACGACGCTAAAGCCCCACAGATTGAACAGAACATTGCTGATCTTGTTGAAACCATCATGGAGAAGGTCAACAGGAATATAGTTGCTATATGAGTATTCGCATACCGTTAATCACCGACTATGACTCCAAGGGTGTAGACAAGGCGATCAAGGACTTCCAGCAGCTTGAGGGCGCTGGCGCTAAAGCAGGTTTTGCTATCAAGAAAGCTGCCGTACCTGCCGCAGCTGCCGTTGCAGGTTTGGCTCTTGCTCTGGGCGACTCGGTAAAAGCCGCTATGGAAGATCAAGCGTCACAAGCACAGTTGGCGCTCACTATGGAGAATGTAACTGGGGCAACCGACGCGCAACTTAAAGCCCAAGAACAGATGATTACTAAGATGTCGTTGGCATCAGGTGTTGCGGATGACGAACTACGACCAGCGCTTGCCAGTCTTGTACGCGGTACGAAAGATGTAGGCGAAGCAAACAAAGCCCTAGCCCTAGCCCAAGACATCGCAGCAGGATCAGGCAAATCTTTAGGCGAAGTTTCTGACGCTCTAGCCAAGGCTTACGGCGGCAACATGAGAGGGCTACAAGCCTTATCTCCTGAAATGAAAGCCATGATTAAGGACGGCGCATCGCTCGATGATGTTATGAATGTTCTTGGCGGTACTTTCGGCGGCGCTATGGCAACACAAGCTGCAACCGCACAAGGCGAAATGAAACGGTTTTCGGTAGGTATCAGCGAAGCAAAAGAGTCAATCGGCTACGCACTGATGCCAGTACTTGAAGCCGTGATGAAACCGCTTATGGCGTTCTCGCAATGGGCGCAAACTCATACACAAACATTTCTTATTATTGCCGGGGTGATTGGCGGAATTGCCATAGCGATCTTGGCTATTAACACCGCCATGAAAATCTATGAAGCAACACAGATCGCTGTGAACGCAGTAACAGCAATCTTTAACGCACTCTTACTTGCCAACCCAATCACACTGATTATCTTGGCTGTCGTAGCATTCGTTGCTGTACTTGCATTGCTATACATGAAGTTTGACTCTGTACGCAAAATAGTTGATGAAGTTTTTACCTTTATGAAAGACGGCGTGAAAGCAATGGTAAGTGTTTGGATCGCAGAAGTTGACGCACTGTACGGTGCTTTTAAGTTTGTATTTAACGGCATCGCCAAACTATGGAATAACACGGTAGGCAAAATCTCGTTCACATTGCCATCATGGATACCTGCCATCGGTGGATCAGGGTTTTCTATGCCACAAATACCAATGCTTGCCGACGGCGGCATAGTCAACAGTCCAACCCTTGCGATGATCGGTGAAGCAGGGCCTGAAGCTGTAGTGCCATTAGGTCGAGGTGGCGGCATGGGAAACATCACCGTGAACATCACTGGCGGTCTGGACTCAAGCGCCGAAATCGGTCAAGCAGTAGTAAACGCCATTAGAGCGTTCAATCGCACGAATGGCCCTGCACAAATCTTGGTCGCATAATGGCTGGCTATGCAGTAGTCGAGTCAGGCAACTACGACCTAGAAATTGACACAGGTTACTTGTGGGATGGTTTCACGCTTGACGATGTAACCAAAGGCAAAATCGGATCAACCGATTATGTGTTAGACGGAACAACTCAGTACGCCTCGGTAATGAGCGGAACAATGTCACTAAACGCCAAACGCGGTAGGCGCGACATCGGCGACCAATTCACTTTTGGAACAATGAACTTCGTACTGAACGACACATTGGCTGGCGGCGTATTCAACCCTTTTGACACGAACAGTCCGTATTACAACCCTGCCAATAATCAGCCTGGACTTGCACCATTACGCAAGGTCAGGTTTTCTCGATACAACAACGCAGGAGTCAAAAAGTATTTGTGGGTTGGGTACATCGTTAATTATGACTACACCTACAACCTTGGCGGCGTAGACACAATCGCAGTTAATTGTGCTGACGCTTTTTATTTGCTGGCACAAACCTATTTGGCGGCTTGGAATGTGTCATCAGAATTAAGCGGTACACGCATAGCGAACTTGCTCGCTTTACCAGAAGTTGGTTACACAGGTACTACAACGCTGGCATCTGGAACAGCGACCCTTGGTGGATCGGCAGCTTACGCCGTGGCTGTAGGAACATCAGCCGCGACCTATGCCAACCAAATAAACGCAGCCGAACAAGGTCGAGTATTTATTAACCGTGAAGGAACCTTTGTATTCCAAAACAGGATTGGTAACACACTTTCAACCTCATCCGCTGACTTTCACGATGACGGAACACAAATCCCTTATCAAGGCGTAGACATATCGTTCCAAGCCGATCAAGTAAAAAACCGTGCGTCAGTAGTTCACGCCGGGTCATCTACTGCACAAGTAGCCGAAGATCTTGCCAGCCAAGCCAAATACCTAATACAGACAATATCTATTACCAGTTCGCTTATTTCTGATGATGCTGGCGCGCTTGCCCTTGCACAGTATTTGATCGTGGGTAAACCTGCCGCACGGTTTAACTATTTGGATACAAAGTTTGCCCCTATGACTTCCGCACAAAAAGATTCGGTTGCGCTAGTCGATGTTGGCGACACGATCACCATACAAAAACAGGTCAAAACAGGATCTACCACTTCAACCCAGTTAGCCCAACAACTCTCGGTGGAAGGTCTTGAGCATCGGCTTACCTTGTCTGGCGGTCACGAAGTTTCTTATTACACAGCCCCAACCACAATTGTCTACCAGCTGGTACTGAATGATGTCGTTTACGGTGTCACCGATTCAACCAATGTTTTGGGCTAAAGTGCAATTATGACTACGCCTTTCCCTTTCGTATCAGGTGCGGTACTTACAGCTGCACAATTAAACGCCGTTACGACTTTGCCAATATCAGCACAGACAGCTAGTTATGTGCTTGTAGTTGGCAATGTGGGCCAGCGCGTGCAAATGACATCCGCATCAAATACGACAATTACAGTTAACACAGGCATTTTTGCGGCTGGTGACACGATCTGGATACAAAACATGGGCAGTGGCACTTGCACAATTACGAGCGGCACTTGCACAGTTTCTACGGCATCATCTTTAGCGTTGGCACAATATGGAGGTGGCACGCTTGTTTTCCAAAGTGCTAGTGCTGCTA